GATTCCTTTTGACATTATGCATGCATCCAAAACTATTATTTTCAATGTTTTAAGAGAAATGGGATATAATGATGAAGCTTTATTGATCACCAAAGCAGTGCTTAGTGATCAAATGTTTCCCCACTTTGAAATTTTAACCGATGTATTCACTGTTCCCAGTAGTCAACCTTCAGGTAAATATGGAACTGCTGAAGATAATTCTTTGATTGGACTTGTTATTATGATGTACGTTTTTTATGTATTGGAACCCAATAAGAATTTTTTCGACTATGTATTGCCATGCACATACGGTGATGATAACTTGTCTGCTATCAAGCCGGAAGTTGCAGAAACTTTTAATGTGCAAACTTTTGCTGCGGTTTTGAAGAATGAGCTGAATATGACATTTACTGATTCTGCAAAATCTGACGAATTACGACCAACTATTTCCGTTGAAGAATGTTCTTTTCTTAAGCGAAATTTCGTATATAGAAAAGATTTAGGGAGATATGTAGCTCCACTATCATTGGACTCACTTTTAAAAATGTGTTCATGGTATGAGCCCAAACAACATATTTCACGAAACGAACAATTGGAGTCGACGTTACAATCGTTAGCTTATGAGTTGTTTTTCCATTTGGATGAAAAAACTTTTGATTTTGTAGTTCATAAGGAATTACCTGATATCTTGAATAAGCACGATGTTCACGGAGTTGACTTTAGTGTCATTCCTTATTGGATTGACATTAAAGAAAACTTATTTGGTCAATAGGCCATAAGGCCTTGCGATACCGGGCTTGAACAATCCGGTAGAGCGTGGGGTTAATTAACCATTTGTTAGCACGCACCCCCACCATAAGAATTGTGCATCGTTCTATTCGAATACATGTGTTGAACCGCACGTGTGCTAGAAGAAAAAGTTTAATGGTTTGCAAATTTAAAGATGGAAAAATTAAATGCCATTATGGCACAATTTAGTGAGACGTCAGGGAAATCACTAATACAATTAAATTCGGCAGCAGCGTTAGCTTTGTCTGATTTTTTAAAATTACTGGATGATTCTGAAAGTAATTATAAAAAGTCGTCAATACGAAGTTTAAAAAATATGCTGTCCACCAATCTTTCTTTATCGGCTTTCCAAGATGTGACTTATATACTCGCATTGAAAGAATTTATTCACTCGATGGAAGAGACCGTTAGATCCTCAAATCAGTTAATATCCACTTTTGACGTTGTGCCTCAGGCCGACGTTGGTGAAATGTCTAGCAATTCGACTGTTAGTGTTGTCGATAATGAGAATGCAGCAGACATGACGGGAGGAGATATGCAAGTTGCTACTGCCGGACAAAATAAGTCCTCTATAGGCCCAGCTATTGCTTTAACTGATATGGGTGATTATCTCGCGAGGCCTGTCGAGATTGCTAACTATGATTTTTTCATAGGTAACACCTCAGATAGGTTCTTTGATGTTTGGAAGTTGTTCACTGACGCTCCGTCAGTACGTGCAAAGTTAAGAAATTTTGCATATTTGCGAGGAGATCTTAAAGTTCGTATATCCATTTCAGGTACTCCTTTTCATTATGGGACTATGTTAGTATCATATCAGCCGTATCATTATGACAACATGGCTTTAGCTAGTCTAAAATCTTCGGTTACTTCAGCGTATTCTTTGAGACCCGCTCTTATTGGTTATTTGAGCCAAGCAGAGGGATCTTCTCTTATAGATATGAAAAC